AAACACATTGACCTTGATATTAATATAGATAAAATTACAGAGGGTAATACAGAAGATGACCATATTCCAGAAGTAAAAGAAAGTAGAGTTAAATTAGGTGATGTTTGGAAATTGGGAAAACACAGATTGATGTGTGGAGATAGCACAAAAGAAAGTGATGTTAATAAACTAATGAATGGAGAAAAGGCAGATATGGTATTTACTGACCCACCTTATGGAATGGATTTAGATGCTGATTATTCAAAGCTAGGAAATGAAAAAATAAAAGCAGGAAAAAAACACAATAATATAATTAATGATGATAAAGAGTTTAATCCAACATTAATTTTTAAAAAATTTGATTACTGCAAAGATATTTTATTGTTTGGTGCAGATTATTATTCGGACTTAATACCTAATAAAAATAATGGTAGTTGGTTAATATGGGATAAAAGGGTTGAAGAAAGGTATGACAATATTATTGGCTCAGCATTTGAAACCATATTTTCAAAAAGAAAAATAAAAAGAGAAATAATTAGATATGAATATGTAAGTTGGGCAAACAGAATGAAAGACAAAGTTAATGGAATAAAACCACACCCAACAATGAAACCAGTTGAAATGTTAAGCATATTGTTAAAGAAATTTAAACACACTAAAGTAGTTGATTTATTTCTTGGTAGTGGTTCAACATTAATAGCTTGTGAAAAAACAAATAGAATATGTTATGGAATGGAATTAGATACTAAATACTGTGATGTAATTATAGAAAGATGGGAACAGTTCACAGGACAAAAGGCAACTAAATTATAATAGATTAAATAATACAAATGGGACACAATAAAAAAGAGAAACTATTACAAGCGTTAAAAGAAACGCAAGGACTAATTTATCATGCTTGTAAAAAGGCAGGTAATATAAGTAGAAGTACATACTATAGATACTTAAAAGAAGATGAAGAATTTGCTAAAGCAGTAAAAGAAATTCAAGAAGCTCAAATAGATTATGTTGAGGGTGAATTAATTAAGAATATAGCTAGAGGAAAAGAAACAAGTATTATCTTCTATTTAAAGTCTAAAGCTAAAGATAGAGGTTATACAGACAAATCGTTACTAGATATTACAAGTGGTGGTAAGTCTATTACGGATATTAAAATTGAAGTTATTGACACAGGCAAAGATTAAAACAACGAATGTATTTAACAAGGCGTATAGGTCTAAAAGTAGAATAACTTGTTTGCAAGGGGGCACAAGGAGTTCAAAGACCTATTCGCTTTGTCAATTGTTTATTGTAAAATGTTTAGAAGATACAGGCAGGACTTTTACAATAGTTAGAAAAACATTACCTGCATTAAAGGGTACTGCATATAGAGATGTATTAAACATCTTAAAAGAGATGGAGTTATACTCAGAAGAAAACCACAACAAATCCGAACTATCATATTTACTTAATGGTAATTTAATTGAATTTATTTCAGTTGACCAACCACAAAAAATAAGAGGGCGAAAGCGTAATTATTTATGGCTCAATGAAGCAAATGAATTAACTTATGAAGATTGGACACAATTAATTCTAAGGACAACAGAACAAATATATTTAGACTATAATCCATCAGACCCGTATTCATGGATATATGAAAAGGTACAAACTAGAGATGATTGCACCTTTATAAAATCAACATATAAAGCTAATCCTTTTTTAGATGAAGATACTATTGCAGAAATAGAAAGACTAAAAGATATAGACCCTGATTATTGGCGTGTTTATGGATTAGGTGAAATTGGCTCTATACAAACAATGATATTCAGGAACTTTAATTTAGTTGATGATGTGCAAGGGCGTTTGATTGGTTATGGTTTAGATTTTGGATTCACGAATTCACCAACGGCATTAGTAGAAGTAAGACAATTAGATGATAACCTATATATTAAAGAGCTGCTATATGAAAAGAGATTAACAAATACAGACCTTGCAAATAAACTTAAAGAATTTGGTATTGATAGACAAACAGAAATAATTGGAGATTCAGCAGAGCCAAAGTCAATAGAAGAAATATATAGACAAGGTTTTAACATTAAACCTGCTAAAAAAGGTGCAGGTATTCACTTAGGACTTGATATTATGAGGCGTTATAAACTACATATTACAAAAGATAGTCTAAACGCAATAAAAGAGTTTAGAGGTTACAAATGGTCTACAGATAAAAATGGTGATGTATTAAACACGCCTGTAAAAGTCAATGACCACTTAATAGATGCAACTAGATATTTATGCTTAAATAAATTATCTGTTAATCACTCAGGCAAATACTATATATTATGAAACTATATAATGGTGATTGTTTAGAAGTTATGAAATTGATACCTGATAATAGTGTTGATTGCATAATAACAGACCCACCTTACAAAGTGATAAGTGGAGGGCAAACTAAGACTGCAAACGCTTTTTATAAAGGTAAATGGAAAAACAACGGTAAAATATTTAAACACAATGAAGTTGATTTTAACGAAAATTTTATGGGTGAAATGTTTAGGGTTATGAAAGAACAAAGCCATATATATTTTTTTACCAACTTTTTGAACCTAAATAAGTTTTTAACATTATTTGAGAAAAGCGAGTTTTATATACATAATCTTTTAGTTTGGGAAAAAAAGCCAGTTGTAAATAGATGGTATTTAAAAAATGCTGAATATGTGATTTTCGCAAAGAAAGGTAAAGCAAAAAGCATAAATAATAAAGGAAGCAAAACAGTACATAAATTTGACGTGCCTAAAAATAAAACACACCCAACACAAAAACCTATTGACTTAATAGAGTACTATATTAAAAATAGTACTAATGAAAACGACACTGTTTTAGATATGTTTATGGGAAGCGGAACAACAGGTGTTGCTTGTTGTAATACTAACAGAGATTTTATTGGTATTGAGTTAGATAAACACTATTTTAAAATAGCAGAACAAAGAATTAAAAACGAATTATAAACTTTTATATTTATTAGTAATGAAAGAGGTAAAATTAACTATACCAGATAATTGGTCTGATATAACAATAGAAACGTATCAGAAATATGTTAAAATACAAGAGGGCAAAGGAAGTGAGAAAAACAAGGTTGTAAAGAGTTTAGCGTTATTATGTAACACTACACCCTTTGTTGTAAAGAAAATGGATTACAAGGACTTATTAGAGATAATGAGCATAATTAAAACCATGATTGATACAGAGCCAAAAGATGAAGAATTTAGAAAAACATTTGTGTTTAAAAAAGAAGAATATGGTTTTGTACCTAATTTGAGTAAATTAAGCACAGGAGAATATATAGACTTAGAAACTTATTGCAAAGAACCTATTGAGAATCTACATATTATTATGTCGATACTTTATAGAAAGATTACTTTTAAAAGGAATGAAAGATATGCTATTGAAAATTATGATCCTGATGAGTTCAAAGAGGAACTATTTAAGGATTGTCCGATGGATATAGCTCTTAGCAGTTTAGGTTTTTTTTTGACTTTAGGAAGCGTATTAGCGAAGACTTCGCAACGCTTTTTACAAGTACAGGAAATGAAACCACAAAAGCAGTAACAATGCAATCAAAGTGGGGATGGTACAATATCATCTATTCTTTGTCTAATAGTATTTTAGATATTGAAAAGATTACTAGAATACCAATTTTAGAAGTATTAACATATCTTGCATATAGTCAAGATTATAATAATAAGAAAAGAAATAATTATGAAAACTTTTAATAATGCAGTTGATTTTTTTTCCACTATTGCAGAAAAACATCATGAAATAAATTTTTTTCACTGTGGAGAATTAGATGAAGTAGATATTAGAAAACTTGGTGCAACTGATTATGTTATATTATATTTAGAACCATCAAATGCAGTAATTGATTCAGGTTACATGACTTATTCTTTCAATTTATATATCTTAGATAAAATTAATGAAACTACCGAAAATATAAAACCTGCTTCACCTGTTGGTCAATATGCAGCTGAAAACAAATTACTTAGTCGACCACTGCAAGGGCGTATTAATGCGTATTCAGAAAACCTATTAATTCTTAAAGATGTAATTGCAGAATTTAAACAAAATTTAAATAGTGCATCTTGGGTAGATGATGAAGTATATTTAGAACTCCCAATAACAGCAGAACCTTTTACTGCAAGGTTTAATAATTTATTGACAGGATGGGTTGCACCAATAACTTTTCAAGTTAATAATAAAAACAATTTATGTATCGCACCAATTACTGCTAATAGCTAATGGAATTTACAAACACAATACAAGCATTACAAAAATTAGGTTCTAATGTAGTAACTGAGGGTAAGTCTATTCTTAAAAAGAAGAAAAAAACCACAAGTGGAAATACACTCTATAATGAGTTTGATTATATGGTAACTGCATCAAAAGATTCTGTTACATTAGAATTTGAATTTGGAAATGCTGATGATTATTGGATGTTTGTTGATGAGGGTGTGCGAGGTGCAGGTGGTTATAAAGGAAGTGGAAAAATGCGTGGTCAAGGTAGCCCGTTTAAGTATAGTACAAAAATGCCCCCTAGAAGATTCATTGACCAATGGATAGTTAGAAAACCATTAAGAGCTGCTAGAGATAAACAAGGGCGTTTTATAAAAAGAAAGAGTTTAGCATATTTAATACAACGTGCTATTTATCAAAGGGGGTTAGAAAGAACACAATTTTTTTCTAGACCTTTTACACAACAATTAAAAAAACAAACAGATAAAATTACAGAAGCATTTGCTAATGATATAGAAGCTATGCTAGAACAAACATTAAAAGATTAAATTATGGCGTTATCTTGGAAGCAATATCCTGTTGAGGAATCAGACAAAGTACCTGTATTAACTAATTGGACACCACTAATAGGATGGATGCTACATCAAGATAGTGTGGCTAGTTATTTTTACCACAAACTAATTGTAGAAGTTAGATTAGATGATGGTAGTGGAACATTAATAGCTAAAATAAAACAAAGAAGAAATGGATATAGCGTGGATGTAGCAGGTAATGAAGCTAGAGCTTTTTTTGATTTGAGAGATGTAGCAAATAGTGTTTTAGTAGATACTGTATTTGACCAAAATGATGATGGAGTACCTTTTAGAGCTATCCATAAAGTCGGTAAAAACACATCAACAAAACCCTTTAGTGTTAATGGTGATAATACAAATGACAAAACACAAATACAATTATTACACGTTAAAGGATATGAAGAATACTCATTATCTGCTTCTGCTTCACCACAAGAATACCCAGACACATCAGTTACAGATGTTGAATTTTTTACGGCTGCTTCATTACCTTTAATGACTGCAAGAAATACTGACCCTGACTATATCCAAAGCAACGCTTTTAATGTGTTTAGTTTAAGCTCTTCAACTAAAAGGTTTTTAATAATTTTTTGTTCCAATATCACGCCAGATTTTACATTATAGGCATTTGCCTCTTGTCCAAAAAGTTGAGATAGGGT